GACCAGCTGAAGGTCATCGCGAAGATTGAGCGGGCGGTTCTCGAGGGCGGCTTGTTCGCCATGGCCATGCCGCGCGGGTCCGGGAAGACAAGTCTCTGCGAGGCGGCGTGTCTCTGGGCGATTCTCTATGGCCATCGTGCGTTCGTCTGCCTGATCGGGTCCGACGAGGGGTCCGCAATCGAGATGATGGAATCGCTGAAGATGGAGCTGGAGACGAACGAGCTTCTCCTGGCGGATTTCCCGAAGGTGGTCTTTCCGATTCAGCAGCTCGACGGGATCGCGCAGCGTGCGAACGGCCAGCTCTGCGGCGGCGCCCGGACGCACATGGAGTGGAAGGAGAAAGTGGTAGTGCTTCCGACCGTCGCCGGCAGCCGGGCGTCCGGCGCGATTATCCGCGTTGCCGGCATCACCGGGCGGATTCGGGGCATGAAGCACAAGCGGCGGGACGGCAAGTCGGCGCGACCTGACCTAGTCATCCTCGACGATCCGCAGACCGACGAGTCGGCGCGTTCGGACTCTCAGAATCATTTTCGGCTCGGCGTCGTGAGCGGCGCCGTGCTCGGCCTGGCCGGGCCGGGAAAGAAGATCGCCGGCTTCATGCCCTGCACGGTGATCGCGAGGAACGATATGGTGGACCGTGTTCTGGATCGCGATCAGCATCCGGAGTGGCAGGGCGAGCGGATGAAGATGCTCTACTCGTTCCCAACGAACGTGAAGGTCTGGGCCGAGTACGAGAAGATCCGGGCGGAGGACCTCAAGGCCGAGAAGGGGCTGAAGCGCGCGACGGCGTTCTACAAGAAGCATCGCAAGGCGATGAATCGCGGCGCGATCGTCGCGTGGACAGCGCGGCACAATCCGGACGAGGCGTCGGCGATTCAGCACGCGATGAACCTGAAGTTCCGCGACGAGCCGGCTTTCTATGCCGAATACCAGAACGAGCCGCTGGACCTGGTCCAGGATGACGAGATGCTGACGGCCGATCAGATCGCCGCGAAGCTCAACCGCATCGCCCAGGGCGTGGTCCCGATCGGCTGCGATCACCTGACGGCCTTCGTGGACATTCAGCAGAAGCTGCTCTATTGGATGGTCTGCGCATGGAGCGACGATTTCACCGGGGCGATCGTGGACTATGGCGCGTTCCCGGATCAGGGGCGGCAGTATTTCACATTGCTCGATGCCAGGCGAACGCTCGCGCACGTTGCGCCGCGCGCCGGGATCGAGGGCCGCGTCTTCACGGGCCTCGAAAAACTCACAGGACAACTCCTGGGCAAGGAGTGGAAACGCGACGACGGCGCGATGATGCGGATCGAGCGATGCCTCATTGACGCGAACTGGGGACTCTCGACGGATACGGTCTATCAGTTCTGCCGGCAGAGCGAGCGTGCCGCGCAGTTGATGCCCTCGCACGGGCGTTTCGTCGGGGCCTCCTCGAAGCCGTTCAGCGAATACCGCCGCGCGCGCGGTGAGCGCATCGGGCACAACTGGCGGATTCCGTCCATCAAGCGCCGTCGGGCCGTGAGGCACGTACTCTTCGATGCGAACTACTGGAAGAGCTTCGTTCATGCGCGCCTGGCCGTGCCGATGGGGGACAAAGGCAGCCTGGCGCTCTTCGGCAGGAAGCCGACGCATCACCGGCTCTTGGCCGACCACCTGACGGCGGAGTACAAGGTCCGGACCGAGGGCCGCGGCCGCACGGTGGACGAGTGGAAGCTGAAGCCGAACAAGCCGGACAATCACTGGCTCGACTGTCTCGCCGGCGCGGCCGTCGCGGCGAGCATGCAGGGCGTGGCGCTGGCGACGCACCGGCCCGCGCGCGTGGCGAAGAGGAAGACCGTCAGTTTCGCGGAGCTCCAGAGGAAAGCGAGAGGGGGACGATGAGCAAGAAAAAGCGACAGATTCGGAAGAAGCGTATCGCGAAACCCACGGCGGAGACGCCGACGACGGACGGGCTCGCGTGTCCGAGTTGCGGCTGCTGTCACCTGCCCGTGCTTTATACGCGGAAGACGCCGCGTCGCGTCAAGCGGGTCCGCGAGTGCCGCAACTGCGGGCGTCGCGTGACCAGCTTCGAGCGCATTCCCGAGGGGTCTCAGGGGCCGTATGTGGCGCCGTGGATGAAGTAGTGGATTACCTCTTGCGGAAGTCGCTGTTCTTCAATCCAAATGCGCGATTAAGTGCATTCAGGTAGTCGCCCCACACGTCTGCATTTGGTCCGCTGCAACACTTGTGTCCGATGCGGACGCATCGGAACTGGTCGTTCACCCCAGGACCCTTGATGATGATCTCACTACCGCGTCTTGCAACAGTGAGGCCCTTGTCTTCACATACTTTCTTGACGCGTGCCCACTTGGCATTCATGCGCTGATGAGTTCAGGAGTCGGAGAGATGGTTCGTGGAATACGTGGGTGCCGTACGGTGCTCTTGAGATATTGTTTCAGCCGGTTTGATTGGCGTCCATCGAGGCGCATCTGGGCAATCTCCTCGATCTCTTTCGGTAGCGGTTTGGCGTGGTTGAGCATTTCCCAGACCTCTGCCGGCGCATCGCAATAGATATCGATGCGCGGATCGCGACGCCGTTCCTTCATTAGAGTTCGCAGTGCAACCACAAGCTCGACGAGAGAATCAACGATGCACTCGGCCACACCCACCTGATCCGTTCGCAGGCTGTGCGCAACGTATTTCCCTTCGTCTTCTTGGCTTGGATAAATCACCCAGACATCGTGTCTCAACACCGTCGCCTCCCTCCTTCTCATCCGGCCCGCCTTCGCAGCGGTTCCGTTACCTCTTTGGGGCGCTAGTTTTACCATCCAAGGGGTACCGTGTCAACTCGTCCGGATCGTCCGGACCTTGCCACGGCGACCTCACCAGACGTCCGCGCCGGCCCAAAAGCCCCCTCTAGAAATAATCTTACCACACAGATTATCGGCATGCAAGCAGATTTCTTTAGTTGTTTTTCCTTCGTATCGGCTGTTGTGGACCACATTTCGTACATATCTGTACGCTTTTTCCTCCGAAGCCCGTTTTTGCCATTGACAATCTGCGATCTCGTGATATCTTCCCAGTGACAATTGAACGCGACGGGCACAACGCGGACTAGCTACCCGCGCCAAGTCCCGAAACGATGACCCGGCTTCGTGGAGCCACGACTCCACGGAGCCGGGTTTCTTTTTGGGCGCCCTCGAAGGTGATGCGGGCGGCCAGGCGCGGACGCCTGGAAGGTCTCATAAGCCTTCAATCGGGGTTCGACTCCCCGGCCCGCTTCCAGTTTCTTTGGCGAGGATGTCATGGCGGATCAGTCGGGCAACATCAACACGAACGCGCAGTCGCCCGCGGAGGCCTCCCAGGACGGCACGACGGTCAAGATGCCTTCGATCTCCGAGCAGATCGAGGCCGACCGCTACGCCGCGTCGCGCGCCGCGCATGCGCGCAAGTCCACGGGCCTCAAATTCTTCAAGGTCAAACCTCCGGGGGCGGTCTGATGACCACGGCGATCGCGCGGAGATCTCGTGTGCAGATTCTCGGACCGAACGGGCGGCCATTGCCCGTCGCGGCCGAGCGGTATTTCAACCGCCGTCGCATCCGCGGCAAATGGGACGCCGCGCAGACCACGGCCGATAATCGGCGCCACTGGGCGCAGGCCGACGCGCTCTCGCCCGACGCGGCCGCGTCTTCGGACGTGCGCCAGGTCATCCGCAATCGCGCGCGCTACGAGTGCGCGAACAACTCCTATGCGAAGGGCATCGTCCTGACGCTCGCGAACTATTGCATCGGCCGAGGTCCGCGGCTCCAGATTCTCGAGGGCGACAACAAAGCGAACCGCCGCATCGAGCAGCTCTTCATGGACTGGGCGCGTGCCGTCAATTTCGCCCAGAAGCTCCGGACGATGCGATGTGCGCGTGCATGCGACGGCGAGGCTTTCGGGGCCCAGACCTATAACCCCGGCGTGGACCATGACGTCAAGCTCGACATCGCGCTCATCGAGGCCGACCGTGTGACCGAGACGTCTCTCCTGGCGACCGACCCGAACAACGTGGACGGGATCCGGTTCGACGCCTTCGGCAATCCCGAGAGCTATCGCGTTCTGAAGAACCATCCCGGCGGCAACCTCACCCTTGACCCGGGCGCCTACGACACCGTCAAGGCCGAGAGTATGGTTCACACCTTCCGCGTGGACCGGCCCGGCCAGCGGCGCGGCGTCAGCGAGATCGTGTCCGCGCTTCCGCTCTTTGCGATCCTCCGGCGATATACCCTGGCCGTCGCGGCTGCCGCTGAGGCCGCCGCGAACATCTCCGGCGTCATCCACACCGACGGTGCCGCCGAGAGCGACACCTTTGACGAGCAGCGCGACGATTCGGCCGCGACACCCTTCGAGCCGATCGAGCTGGATCGCAACATGTGGACCACGCTCCCCTTCGGCTATCGCATCAGCCAGATCAAGGCCGAGCAGCCGACCACCGCCTACGGAGAATTCAAGAAGGAAATTTTGAACGAGATCGCGCGCTGCCTGAACATGCCGTTCAACATCGCTGCGTGCAACTCGGCGGGCTACAACTACGCCTCGGGGCGTCTGGACCATCAGACCTTCTTCGTCTCGCTCACCGTGGACCGCGACGACATCGGCATCAATGTCTGCGATCCGATCCTCCGGCGCTGGTTCCAGGAAGCCGCGCTGCTGGGCCTGGTTCCCCAGGACTTCAAGCGGCGCCGCGTCGCGCATCGCTGGATGTGGGACGGCTTTCCGCATGCCGATCCGGTCAAGGAGGCCCAGGCCCTTGCGATTCGTCTGGCGAACTACGCCGAGACGCTCGCGAACCACTATGCCGGCGAAGGCCGCGATTACGATCAGGAAATTGACCAGCGTCTTTCCGAGGTCGAGCGCACGGGCGCGGCCTCCGGCGCGGGCGACGTCGAGGAAGACGAGGAGGGCGCCAAGCAACGCAGAGAGGAGGACGGCGATGAGTGAACTCCAGGGAGGGCGACACATTCTGGCGAGCGACCCGGCGACCGATCAGGGTCTGCTCAAGTGCGAGGCCATGCCCGTGACGATCGTCGCGGCGAAGGACGACAAGGACGCCCCGCCGAAGTTCGAGATGATCGCCTATGCCGGTGCGAAGATGAACCTCACCGGCTGGGACCTTCCCGTCGTCATCGACCTCGAGGGCCTCAGCGTCCCCGACCGGAGCATCCCGATCCTGCGCGACCACTGGCGCGATCGCATCGTTGGGCACTCCGAGAAGATCGCGGTCAGCAAGAAGGACGTCCGCATCGCGGGCGTCATCAGCGGGTCCGGTCAGCACGCGAGTGAAGTCGTGAAGACGTCTCGCAACGGCTTCCCCTGGCAGGCGTCCGTCGGGGCGCGTGCGCGGCGCGTCGAGCTGGTCGAGAAAGAAGCGTCCGTCCGCGTCAACGGGATGGACCACGACGGGCCCCTCTATGTCGCTCGGGAATCGGTTCTCGAGGAAACAAGTTTCGTCAGCTTGGGCGCGGATGATCAGACCTCCGCGAGCGTTGCGGCCGAACGCGCCCTCAACAGAAAGGAGTCTTCCATGGACTTCGACAAGTGGCTCAAGGCGAAAGGCCTCGATCCCGCCGCGCTGAGCGACGAGGAGAAGACCGCGCAGCGCGTCATCTTCGACGCCGAGGTCAAGGCCGCGAAGGACAAGAAGGACGGCGACGCGCCTCCGGACAAGACGCCGGAGAAAACCGTCCAGGCGACCGCCGCGCCCTCGGCCGAGGACATCGTCGCCGAGACGCGCAAGCGGCTCGCCGCCGAGCAAACCCGCGTGAACGACGTCCGCGCGGTGTGCGGCGACGAGCACGGCGAGATCGCCGCGAAAGCGATCGCCGAAGGCTGGTCCAAGGAGCGGGCCGAGCTGGAGGTCCTGCGCGCGTCCAGCCCGCGTGCGCCCGCGGTCATCACCGGCGCGAGCGACGTCCAGATGAGCGCGTTGGTCCTCGAGGCCGCGCTCCGTCTCGGCTCGGAGGAAAAGGAGGAGTTCGTCGAGAAGGACAAGGCTTACAACGAGCAGATCCTCGACGCCGCGCGCAAGCACCGGACGTCCAGCATTCGCGCCTTCATCGAGAAGGTCTGCCGGATGGAAGGCCGCGCCGTGCCGCTGCTCGGCGACAGCCCGGAGATCTGGGCCGCCGCGGGTTTCAGCACGGTCAACGTGCCCGGCATCCTCGGCAACACGGCGAACAAGATCCTCGTGAGCGCGTTCAACGCCGTGCCCTCGGCCGCCGTCCGCGTCGGGAAGAAGCTCTCGGCGAAGGACTTCAAGACCCATACCGGCTATCGCGTCGGCGACGGCACGGTCATGGAGAAGGTCGGCGCCGCGGGCGAACTCAAGCACGGCGACCTGACCGAGGGGTCCTTCACCTTCTACGTGGACACCTACGGCGAGATCATCGGGATCAGCCGCCGGGCCTGGGTCAACGACGATCTCGGCGCGTTCACGGCCATCCCCCTGCGCATCGGGCGCAAGGCCGCGCGGACCCGCGAGAAGCTCTTCTGGGACTTGGTCAAGGCCAACACCGGCAGTTTCTTCGCGGCCGCCAACAGCAACGTCTCGACGTCCACGGGCGTGGACGCCGCGGGCTACGACAAGGCCACGAAGGTCATGGAGGAGATGACCGACGACGAGGGGAACGAAGTGCTCATCGTTCCGAAGTTCGTCGTGGTCCCGCCGGCGCTCGCCGGCGCCGCGCGCCGGATGTTCAAGTCCTCGAATCTCGCCGTCGTGGGTCTGAGTTCCACGTCCGCGAAGAAGCTCGAGGGCCTGGCGTCGAACTACGAGGGCGTCTACGAGCCGATCAGCGTTTCGCACCTGCGGTCCGGTGCGACGAACGGTTCGGACACGACCTTCTACCTCTTCGCCGATCCGAACGACGTCGCCGCGTTCGGCATCGCGTACCTGAACGGCGTCGAAGCGCCGACGGTCGAGAAGGCCCCGCTGCCCAGCGACTGCCTCGGGCAGGCCTGGCGCGGGTACTTCGACTGCGGCGTTTGCCAGATCGACGAGCAGGGTGCGGTGAAGTGCGACGCGTAGCTTGAGCCTGACGGACCCCATTCGGGGGGCGCGCATCCGATCCAACACGCGCCACGTGATCACGTGACAGAAAGGAGTTCGACATGAGCGCAAAATTCAGGGCGACCGGCGACCGGATCGACTACACGCCCGACGCGGACGTGATCGCCGGCGACGTCGTCGTTCAGGGCACGCTCGTCGGCATCGCGACCGAACCGATCGATTCGGGCCGGAAGGGGTCGCTCGCCGTCGAGGGCGTCTTCGACTTCGACAAGGAGGAGGCCGCCTTCACCGTCGGCGAGGACGTTTTCTACGACGAGGACTCCGGCCTCGCGATGAACGACGACACGGGCGAAGGCCAGTACCTCGGCAAGTGCGTCGAGGCGGCCGCGGCCACCGACGACACGGTTCGCGTCAAGCTGGTCCTCTCGCCGGCCGACTCGAGCGGCGCGGCGACCGGGACCGGGACGGGAGTGGCCTAGTCCGTGACTGACCTGCTCTCCATCGGCGGTGCATGGCTCCAAGGGAAGCGCCGCGCGCACCTGGCGCGGTCCGTCACCTATCGGCGCGGCGCTTCCACCGCCTCCATCTCGCACGCGACCGTGGGGAGCACCACGTTCCGGATCGACACCGGCTACGGCGTCTTCGAGCGCCACGAGACCCGCGACTACATCGTCGCCGTCTCGGACCTGGACGACCTGGCCCCGCCTGAGCGTGGCGATCAGATCGTCGAGACGATTGACGGCGTGGACGAGGTCTTCGAGGTCATGGCGCCCGGCGCGGAGCCGGACTTCGAATATCGCCGGGACCATTCGGAAGTTCGCATTCACACGAAGCACATCGGGAGCGATTCATGAGCGACCACGTCGCGGTCACCGTCGCCGAAGCGGTGAAGGACGCGCTGAACGGTCATACGTTCACCGAATCCTTCACGACCACGCGCACGCAACTCCCCGAGTTCCAGTTGAAGGACATGGGGACGTTGCACGTGACCGTCGTGCCGCGCTCGGACGCGGCCGAGCTTCTGGACCGGCGCAACGACATTCATGTTGTCGCGGTGGACGTGGCGATTCAGCAGCGGCTCGAGACGGTTGACAACGACACGCTCGATGCGCTGCTCGCCCTGGTCCAGGAGATCGCCGACTTCCTGAATCGCCGCGCGATGGGCGACGCGATCTGGACGCAGACGCAGAACGACCCGGTTTATGCGCCCGACCACCTTCGGGAGCTTCGGCAGTTCACGAGCATTCTGAGAATCACTTATCGGGTCAAGAGGACCCCTTCGTAAGGAGCTGAAACATGAGCGGGAAACTCGGACTGAATGCCAAGCTCTACTACAAAGAGGGCGGCATGGACGAGGCCGGCGACTGGGCGGAGATCGAGCCGGTCAAGGACGTCACACTGAATATGGAGAAGGCCCAGGCCGACCTCTCGACGAGGGGGAATACCTGGCGCGCCTTCAAGAGCGGCCTCAAGGACGCCACGGTCGAGTTCGAGCTCGTCTGGGACATGACCGACGCCGGCTTCGAGGCGATCCACGACGCCTTCTTCAACGACAACGTCATCGGCCTGTCCATCATGGACGGCGCGATCGCGACCGGCAACGGTCTCCAGGCGGACTTCGAGATCGTGACCTTCAATCGCAACGAGCCGCTCGAGGAAGGCATCACGGTCAATGTCACCGCCAAGCCGGCCTACGGCACGACGCCGCGCTGGCTCGAGGGCGGTGCGTCGCCGACCGGGACCGAGACGTATTGATTCTAATTCCAGGGAGGGCTTCCCGTGTCAAGAAAATTCACCGACGACAACGGAGACGACTGGCTCGTGGCGATTACCGTCGCCACGGTCAAGCGTCTCCGCGCGCTTCTGGACGTGGACCTGATGACGATCCTCGACGAGCGCGGCCAGCTGCTCGGCCGCTTCGTGGACGATCCCGTGCTCCTCGCCGACGTGCTCTATGTCATCTGCAAGCCGCAGGCCGACGAGCGCGAGGTCAGCGACGAGCAATTCGGCGGGCTCCTCGCCGGCGACACGCTGGAGAAAGCGACCGGTGCGTTCCTGGAGGCGCTCGTGGATTTTTTCCCGCTGGCGACGAAGCGGAAGGCGCTTCGTCGTCTTCTCGAAAAGATTCACGACGCGCAGGAAAAGGCGATCGGCCTGGCGACGAAAAAGCTCGAGGATCCGGAGCTGGACAAGCGGATCGAGTCCGCCCTCTCCGAAGCGTCGGAGCCTGGCGACTCGTTGACCGATGCGCCGGAATCCTCGGACTCGACCCCGGGTCGTTCACCCTCGCCGACCTGACCCGCATGGCCACGGCGCGATTGTCCGCCGCCTGGGACCACACGGCGTCGGTCCTGGCGATGCTCGCGAACTGCCATCGGTCCAAGAAGCAAGGCGCGGTGCAGCCGAGCCGCTTTCATCCGTATCGGCGCGCCCGCGAATCGCGCGGCATCCCGATCACGAGTGACAACATTGGCCGTCTGAAAAAGGCGTTTATTGACGAGAGACCGAGAGGAAGGGCGAGACGATGAGCAACGGAAACGGGCGGGTTGCCTTGCAGACGCAGAAGGCCGAATGCGAGGCGGCGATCACCGACATCAAGGCGGTCAGTCCGAAACCCGATTGCGCCGGCTTCGAGCCGATCTCGCGCGGCATGATCGCCCTGCTGCGGTGCAAGTCCGCTGAGATCGACGTGATCAATGAAGCCGAGACGTCACGCGGCAAGATTTTCCAGTCGTTCAAGCAAGCCCTGGCCGAACGCGCGGCGCGGCTGCTCTTCGTGGGAGGACTCGTGATCCTCGCGGCCATCTGGCAGGCCGACAAACTCATTCGGATTTTGGAGGCCCTCAAATAGGGCCCTCGCGAGAAAGGAGGACGTCATGGATGTGCTGCACAAGGCGTTGAAGTGGGTGGATCACAATCGGTTCAAGGCCTTAGGGATCGTGCTCGCACTGGTCCTCGTCTGCTACGCCGGATGCGCGGTCAAGACGGCGTCGCTGAAGGACCCGACCGTCAAGGTCACGGCGCCCGTCTATGCCCAGGAAGCCGCCGAGCTCCGCGCCCAGCTCGAGGCGGAGGGACTGGCGCTCCAGGCGCAGGTGGACGCGCACAACAAGAAGACCGAAGCGTTCAATGCGCGCGAGGAAATCGGATACGAGGACCTGAAGGCGAAACAGGCGAAGAAGGAAGCGATGGTGGCCATGGTTTCCACGGCCGTCATCGAGACTGCGCAAACGGCCGGCGTGCCCATTCCCGAATCGGCGAGCAAATTGATCTTAGGCATCGTCAGCGCCGTCGGCGCGGGAGGAACGGTTCTCGGCTTCCTCGACGGCAGGCGAAAAGACCGCGTCATTCGCAATCAAACGGCGGCCGCCCCGCCTGACACTCGAAGTCGAGCCGACATCAGGACGTGAGGGAAGTGCATGAGCCTGGCGAAACGATTCGCGTCCGGCGGCAGTCTCAGGCCGTCCGGGCGATCTTTCCTGGAAGTGGATTGGTTTTTCGACAAGCCCGCGGTGACGTGGGCGGTGGACGGCGCCGCCCGCCGCGTGCTCTCCAAGTTCGGCGCCTTCGTGAGAAGCACGGCGCGCCGGTCCATCCGGAAGCCGCGGCGCGTGCCGGTTGGCGAACTCTCCGAATCGCAGCTCCGCAGATATCGCGAGACCGGCACGCGTCCCTTCGCGCCGTCGAGGCCGGGCGAGCCCCCGCGCAATCAGACCGGGCTCCTCCGCGACAACATCTTCTTTTTCTATGACCGCTCGGAGCGGAGCGTGACGATCGCGCCCGCGAAGATGCGGAGCGACGACGTCCCCGGCGTGCTCGAGCACGGCGGCATGACGCGGGTCCGGCCGAGCGGACGCATGGCGAAAATCGAGCCGCGGCCCTACATGGGACCCGCGCTCGAGAAGGAAGAATCGAAACTCGAACCCCTCTGGCGCAATAGCGTGAGGTGACCATGGCGGTCAATGCCGGCAAGGCGATGGTGAAGGCGTATATGGACGATTCCGCGCTGCGTCGCGGGCTGGACCGGGCGCAGGCGAAGCTCCGGGCATTTGGCGCGGGCGTCAATAAAATCGGCCGGCGCATCACCGGCGTCGGCGTCGCGATCGCGGGCATGCTCGGCACGGCGACCGTGTCCTTCATGCGCTTTGGCGACCAGATCGACAAGATGTCCAAGCGCACCGGCGTCGGCGCGGAGGCCCTCTCGGAGATCTCCTTCGCCGCCGA